CAATCATAGGACATAATGAAGAAACCTTTGAATACTTTACAAAATTGGCTAAAGAACATAAAGCACAGATACTTAAACAAAATGAAGAACTTAAAAACGTAGATATGAATAAAATAGATATAACAGAATTACATAAGATTATTAAAAAAAATGAGTAAATATTTAATTAAATTACCACAATTTTTAAAACCTTTTTTTATAGAACTTAAAGATACAACTATCTTTATACTTACGGATATTTTTAACTATATCAAAGATATGTTACCTAAAAAACAAATGGTATACTCTTGGAGATTTAAGAGAACAATACCTAATTTTAAAAGATATTTTTTAGTAATACTTCTTATATATTTTCTATTGGCTATATTCATATCAAGAGCCACTGCTAATGAGAAGTTTATAATGCCAAAAGGTCAGATTACAGATGAAGAAAGAGAACCACTTAAAAGAGTGAAACAAGAACAAAACAAAGTACTATACGATACAGTAAGAGGTTACGAACCTAAAAAAGTAGATGACCAATATTGTTATGTAAAGATTGAAATTAAACAAATAGGTGATGACATTATTAAACAAGAAATTTTGGAGTGTGCTGACGGCAGACGAGGTATTAATACGCCTGGTTATTGGGATCTGTTTGCTCAATTCTATTATAAAGATGTATCGGCTCCAGAGTATTGCCGATATTATAGTAGACCAAATCACGTCTTTAAATCGTTCGGAAAGACGTGCCTTAACAAGAACGGTGAATGGGAGGTACAATAATGTTTAAAAACGTTATTATAATAACTCTCCTTTGGGTTATACTATTTGATGTGTCCAGTAAAGACTTTTTTGGCTATGTTCAAAAGGGGCTTGACAAAACACAAGATTTAGTATATGATATAAAAAGGAGTACAAAATAAAACTATATGATGATAAGAACAATAATGATAGTAGCAACTGGCCTTATATTAGGCGCTTGCTCTTCGTCAACTTACCAGATCAAAGCCGAGTCAGAAAAGATTTTAGATACGGTACCATCTTGGTATATGGCCGACTTCAAAGAAAAGAAAGCTTGTAACGTTAATTCACAAGACATTAACGAAAAACAATGTATCTTTGGTGTTGGTACTTCAGTATCGCCAGATCTTGGTTTAGCAATTGAAAAAGCAAAGATGATTGCTAAGGCAGAAATGGCAGACATTATAAAAGGCGAAATGAACAAACGTTCTAAGCAATTTATAACTGAACTTGGTAAATCTGAAACTAAAACTGTAGTATCAGATGTTGAATCTACTCTAGTAAATATAATTGAAAATACACCTGTAAGAGGTTATGAAATATTTGCTCAAGAAGTAACTTCAACAAAACAAGGTTATTACAGAGCTTGGGTAGGTTTAAGATTGCCTTTAGGTGAGTTTAATAAGATGTATAACTACACAATTTCAGAAGTAGTTGACTCTTACAATCTAAAAGAAAAAGCTGATAAAGCTTTTAAAGAAACTGTTAATCAAAAAACAACACAGTAATATGAGTGATATATCTCACGTCATATTATACAGTAAAAAAAACTGTAGTTATTGTATTAAGGCCAAAAATTTATTAATCAATTTAGGCCTTAATTACACAGAAAAAAAATTTGAAGATTTTAAAAATATTGAAGCACTATTTGAAGATGCTGGTAAACAAGTAAGATCAATGCCTCAAATAAAAATAAATGGTGAATTAGTAGGTGGTTATAATCAACTAATAGAATATCTAATGGATAAAAAATTAGTTAACTTTAAGGGCGAACCTATTAAGTAATGAACTTACATATGACTGATGATAAAATTATTTTATTTCCAACAGACAGAATTGTTAATAAAGAAACAGCAAGACAAAATCCTGAAGGAAGTGAAAAGGTAAGAGTAGATAGAACAAAAGAATTTGTAGAAGGAAATGTAGATGAAATAGCTATGAATATACTACGACAATTCGTAGAAATGGCTATGATGACAGATAAACCAGAATTTACAAAAGACTTTGGATTATTAGTAGATATGTTAAGAGGTATGATATATAGAGATTTTGACGTAACACACCCAGCACAAAGACTTGCTGATAAAATTGTAGATGTAAAAATTACAAGATTTGGCCCACAAGTTGTAATAGATTATAATAAAGTATTGCCAGAAGAAAATCACAAACCACACAAACCATTGAACAAAGATGTAAAAGATGAGATTAAAAAAACAAATGATGGTTGGACAGATTTTAAAGCAGATTTTGATTTACCTGAAGAAACAGATGACAAGTAGATCACACGAAATTCCTAATGGAATCGCCGTCGCCGGTTGTAAAATAGCCAACACAAGGAGAAACTAATGTTAAAAACATTAAAAAGAGCTCTTGCAAGTGGCAAGACTTCAAAAACACAAAGAGTATTAGAGTTACTAGAAACTGGGAAATCAGTATCTTGGAAAACTTTAAGAACTAAATTTGATCTAACATCGCCAAGAGCTATGGTAGATAAATTGAGAGCAGCTGGTAATATGATTTATATTAACAAAACTGCTCAAGGTACTTCATATAGACTTGGTGCACCATCAAAAGCGATCATCGCTGCTGGTATCAAAAAACTATACGGTACTTCATACGCTTACAATGCGTAATTAGTTAAATGATGAAGGCGAGAAATATATAACGCTCGCCTTCGTTACAAAATAAAATGATACTAGTAGACCTAAATCAAGTTTTAATATCAAACCTTATGGCACAGACCAGAGGTAAATCGGATATTAAACCAAATAAAGAAATGATTAGGCATATGGTCATTAATTCATTAAGAGGTTTTAATTTAAAATTCAAAGAACAATATGGCACTATGGTATTATGTGCTGACGCAGGTGACCCTTGGCGTAGAGATATTTACCCTAATTATAAACACGCTCGCAGAAAAGGCCGTGTAGATTCAGACACAGATTGGGATAACATATTCAATTGTATTACAGAAATCAAAAACGAAATTGCAGAAAACTTTCCTTATGTAATGATGTACATAGAAAAGGCCGAAGCAGATGACATTATAGGTGCATTGGTGTTTAATCACACAAATAGACCTATTATGATTATCAGTGGTGACAAAGACTTTATACAATTACAATCAAATACAAATGTTAAACAATATAGTCCTATACAAAAGGTATTTGTAGGTGAAGGTTTAGATCCTAAGAAATTTTTACACGAACAGATTATAAAAGGTGACCGTTCAGATGGTATACCTAATATATTAAGTCCAGATGACATCTTTTTAACAGGTGAGAAACAAAGACCTATTAATAAGAAACGACTTGAAGAATGGGCCAACGTTAGTAATATACCTCTTGGCAGTGAAACCAGTAAATATTACGAGAGAAACAAACAATTAATAGACCTTTCCTGTATGCCAAAAGAGCTTGAAAGAACTATTATAAATACATATAGAGAGTATAAGATACCTAACAGGTCCAAACTGTTACCTTATTTTATGCAACACAAACTAAAAGCATTGATGACAAACATTGGTGATTTTTAATATTCGAATATTGGAGTAATTATGGAACAAGAAAAACCTAGGCACTCAAGCCTAATGAGTAAAAAAGGAATGGAGTCAGTAGCTCGTACGGCCACTAACGCTAGACCTTTAGCACACGAAATATTTACACAAGTAAATAACGCAAAAGATAAACCTAAAAAAATTGAAGTGTTAAAAAAACACGACGGTCAAGCATTAAGACAGTTATTAAAAGCTGCTTTTGACCCTAAAATTGTTTGGGATATACCAGAGGGAAATCCACCATTTATACAAAATGATGTACCTGAAGGAACAGATCACACATCTTTACTAGATGAAGCAAGAAAGTTATATCTTTTTATCAAAGGTGGTAGTAATATACCTAAAGCTAAAAAAGAAATGCTTTTTATACAAATGCTAGAAGCATTACATAAAGATGATGCTAAAGTATTAATTGACATAAAAGACAAAAAATTGAATCTTACATATAAAGGCCTTACAGAAAATTGTGTAAAAGAAGCCTTTAATTGGAACGACCAATTCACAAGAAACTAAGGTTTTAAGGGTTTTCCTAAAAAACCCTTTAAAAACAATGACTTCAAGTCATTGATTCTAAACACATATTTCTTTTTTATAACACTTGACCTAAACACATTAAAGTGTTACCTTATCCATATAAACAACAAACAATAAATATATGAAGAAGTTTTTAATTTATATCACTATACTAGGTTTACTAGTGTATGGCCTTTTAACCCTTTTTATGAAATCGGTTAAGGCAAGTGAATATAATACGGCTGTTATAGGCCACGTGATAACACAAAAGGTATCTGGTCAACCAGTTGATGCCTCTAAATTGATGGAACAAGAACTGGCACGAGTAGCCCATTTGTTCGCTCTTGATAGTATTAATATATTGCAGAAGTACTTACCCGCTATATTAGATAAAGCGGCCGCAGAACTAAGACTTGAAGCAGACAAATCATATAAATGCAGTTTACTAAAGGATACAAAAATACAGGACGATTGTAAATAATGTATGATAAAGGTAACAAAAAGAAAAGTTTTAGCAGTTAAAAAGAAACTTATGCCATTGTTATCTTCAAAAGACAAATATTCAACCACATATAAAGATATTAAAAAGTTTTTCACAATACTCAACGAAGGATTATTTGATAGCAAATTATCACCGTTTAACGATATAGAAATTAAAGAACTTAAATATCAAAGATGTATGGGACAAGTAATTCAATTAGATTTCAAAAGAAAAGGTACTAGAGTACATAAATTAGAAATGGATATTAAATACGATAATAAAAAAGATTTCTTGGAAACGTTAGCCCACGAAATGGTACATCTTTATCAATTTACACAGATAAATGATAATGGTGCCCACAACAAACTATTTTATAGTTTCAAACCAAAACTTAAAAGTGTAGGTTTAAAATTATAAAACAACATAGGATATATAATGATAGAAGTGAAAACAAAAAAGTTTAAAGACGAGTACCTAAAACCAATCATATTAAACGCAGTAAAGAAAGTAGAAGAATTTGCTTGGTTTAAAAATAAAGGTGAGAAAGAAGTTTATTATGAAGGACACTTTCAGGAAGATGTATTGAATAATTTTTCACAACGAGAATCAGAAAAAATATTTAGTACTATGTCAAAATATTTAAACGACAATCGTTTATTATTCTTACAGAAGAAAGTTAAAGTTAAATACTTAGAAAAAACAGATAATGGTATGTTAGTAGATGCTTCGCAGTATCATTATGAGTATATCATAAGTAAACGATAATGAAACATAGACCTTTAAAGTGGTATTTTAAATACCATTGGCCACGTAAGATACGATTTCACGTTAGACAGATAATGGCAATTACCGGCATATGTTTAATAGGTTTTGGTATTGGTACATTTTATCCTAATTACATATCTAAAATAAACATAGAAGAAAAAGCTGCTGATAAAACTATTTTATGGGCAAAAGAAATAGGCTTTGCAGAACCAAGAATTACGGTTGGTTCAGATGAAGAATTTATAAAAACAATGCAAAAGTGTATCGCCTACCTTAATTTAGAATTACATAAAGGCGAAAGAATACCAGACGATCTTATTATTGCACAGGCCATTATTGAGAGTAACGCAGGTCTAAGTAGATTTGCTCGTGAAGGAAATAATTTGTTTGGTATACGAGTATGGAATAAAGACGCAGGTATGTTACCACACGGTTATACTGATACATTATCTTGGCGTGTTAAATCATATAATACTAAATGTGCTTCAGTCCGTGATTACATTAAAATCCTTAATACTAAACAGGCATATGCTGAATTTAGAAAAATAAGAGATAAACAAAACAAATGGTATGGTAAAGTTGATGCTATAGAATTAGCAAAAGGTTTAGATGCTTGGAGCACTACAAAAGACTATGAACAGCAAGTTATAAATATAATTAAGAAATTAAGACAAGATGGAAAGGTCGTAGTTAAAAGATGACAAAAGAGAGACCAAAAATATACGAGAGAAATCCTAATACTGGCGTAATACGTTGGAGATATATTGACGAGTCACACGATAAGTTTGGGTGGCCAAATTATGGTAGATTACTTAAACAAACAAAAGGAAAACAATGAACGAAGTACTATTTTTTAGTGGAGCAATTCTAATTATAGGATTAAGTTATCATCTAGGTTATAAAAGTGGTTTATCAAAAAACTATAAAGAACAGATTAAAGAATTTATTAAAGGTATGACAGTATCAAAAATGACAGCTGATTATTTTGATAGATGTGCTATAAATGAAACAAGACAATTTCTAAAATTTTTAGGTATAAAAAAACCAAACGAAAAATTTATCGTTGTACCTAAACGACCTACAGTAGAAGAAATAGATAGATTAGACAAATAATTAAATGATTTTAACGATATTACTTTTCATATCAGGTATTGCCGTATCCGTTGTAGGAGCTTATTATTCTATACTAGGACTAGCAGCATTGTTTGCTGGTGCCTATTGGGCAGTCATTACAATGGGAGTTACATTAGAGATAGCCAAACTGGTAACAGTGTCTTGGTTATATCGTAATTGGAATTTAGATTTATTACCACAATCTATAAGAGCCTATCTATTATCAGCTGTATTGATGTTAATGTTTATTACTTCAATAGGTATCTTTGGTTTTTTATCAAAGGCACATTTAGATACAGCGGCACCAAATACAGGTAATAGATTACTTGTAAAGAATATTGAAAGACAGATAGATTCAGAAAAGAAAGCAATTACTGGTGCTCAGAAGATTATAGACCAATTAGATACAGCATTAGATAAAGTTATAGATAAAGATGCTGATAAGGGCCTTATAGAAAGACAGAAACAAACCACTGAAAGAAATAGAGTTAATAATATTATTGCCAATTCATCTAAAAAAATTACAGATTTATCAAATCAAAAACTTAAATATGACAAAGACCAATTGGCCATAGACAAAGAGGTAGGGCCATTTAAGTATGTTGCAGAAATATTGTTTGGTGATGCTGATGATGGTAACCTAGACAGAGCAGTAAGATTTATTATCATATGTTTAATATTAGTCTTTGACCCATTGGCCGTATTGATGTTGGTCGCAGTGAACGTATCTATTAAAGAATATCAAAGAAATAAAGGTATAAAAAATAAAGAAGAGGATTTAGAAAAGAAAATTGAAAGATTACAAAAGAAAAATGAAGTGTATAAAGAAAAACAAGGTGTATTATTAAAATCAATATTTGGCGATAATGCAGACCAAAAATCATTAGCTGAATTAGATCCTGATGAAATTAAAGTAAAATTAGACCAAATACTGGAGATAAAAGATGAAAAAAACACTTAGTATATTACTATTGATTCTTTTGGTAAATTGTACTACAACACCAAGTACAAATACTACACCAAAATCACCAATAGATAATGTTATAGATGTTCTTAAAAGCATACCTTTTCCAACAATGTAGTTGACAATACACTTGGAATATGATATATTATAATTATGATAAAGTTGACACCAAAAGCACAAACAATAGCAATCAAAAAAGCATCAAAAGCATTAAGTGAAGCCGAATCAGCTTGGGCCAAAAAGTATTGGTTTAAAGTATGGAAAAACTTGTGTTTAAAATATAAAAGAACTATAAACTAATGATTGATTATATATTAAACATAATTGAATCTATAGGCATAAAACTTCAAAATTGGGCTTGGCAAAAAAGATGGGGTAAACCTAAAGGTTTTGGTAGAATACATTATAAAAATAAATGAACATATTTTATTTAGATAAAGACCCTATAGTTGCAGCCGAAATGTCTTGCGATAAACACGTATGTAAAATGATTATAGAATCAGCACAGATGTTATCAACAGCACATAGAATCATAGATGGCGTAGAATATTATGGTAAGACAGCCAATGGCCGTAAAATTAAAAGATGGACACATCCAGTAAAAGAATTAGAATCTATTTTATATTTGGCCAGTCACGTTAAACATCCTAGTACAATATGGGTAATGCAATCAGCATATAACTATGTTTGGTTATACAGGCATATGATGGCACTTAATTCGCAGTTTAAATTAAGATATAATAAATCAGTTGACCATATGACAGTACAAAAACTAGGTTCAATATTAAAAAATCCACCAAAAAATATACCACTAAATAAAATAGGTACAGAACCACCTCCTGCTATGCCAGAAGAATGTAAAGTACCAGGTAATTCAATAGAAAGTTATAGAAAATATTATATAATGAAGAAAAGACCTTTTGCAACTTGGCGTAGTCCTTCTGTTATGCCTGATTGGTATAAAAACGGCATAAAAACATGTTAAAAAAAATATCTAATTGGTTACCTAAAGATTTAAATGAATTTTTATTAGATAAATTCTTATTTCATACACCTCACGCTTTTGGACATACTTCACATAAAGATAATTTAGATGAACAATTTTATCAATATGAATTTGATAAAGATGCACTAATAGATTACCTTTGTTTTAAATTATATAATGATTGTTTTTTAAATTCAAGCACACATATATTAAGGAAATATATAAACATACAACACAGCAATATGAACGGCCAATTTCATACAGATGAAGGAACACATACAGCATTATATTTTCCATGTCCCACTAATGAAAATGGTGGACAATTTGAATATTATGAAAATGATAAACTAGAGTTAGTACCATATGTACAAAACCAATTAATTGTTTTCCCTGCTAGATTTTTACATAGAGGCATGCCTTTTACTAATAACAAACCTAGAATAACTTTAGCTTTTAAAATAAAAAGCGTATAATTAGATGATAGAACCAAAAATAAGAAAAGAAATAGAAATAGAAAAATATAAAAGACTAGCTAATCAATTGGCTAAAGAAATAGAATATCTATTAGATGAAGTAGAAGATTTAAAAAAACAGTTAAAAGATAAAAATAAGTAAAATGCCAATATACAGTTTTGAAAATGTTAAAACAGGTAAAGAATATACAGAACATTTAACAATGGCAGAACTAGATGTTTATTTAAAGAAGAATAAGAATGTTAGACAAGTGTTTACCTCACTAAATATAGTAGGCGGAGTATCAGGCCTTACACATAAAAATGACCAAGGCTGGAAAGAGAATATGTCTAGGATTGCAGAAGCTCATCCTGCTAGTCCTCTTGGAAAAAGATATGGTAAAAAAACTATTAAACAATCTAAAACTGAACAAGTAATAGCTAAACATAGAAAGAGAAACAAATGGTAGACAATAATATTCCTGATTATATGAGAGGGTTTGACCTCAACGAAGATTTTGGTTTTACACCAGTTACAAGCAAACCTACAGAAACAACACCTTCTATAGACCCTAAAGTTATAGAAACTAATAATGTAGAACTATCTAAAATTAAATCAGATGTATCATCAATTAAATCTATGATGAATGAAATTATGGAAATTGTAAATGAAAAAGAAACTATTACAAAAGAATTAGCAAGTGAAGATACTTTACAAAGATTTAAAGATATAGAAAAGGTTATATTACCATTTCTTTATAATTTAAGTAAGAGTGATGAACCTTATATACATTGGCCAAATAGAGGACCTATTATTAAGGCACAAATAGATAAAATATTAAAATTAACAAGAAAATAAATGTCAGGCAATGAACTTTGGTTTGGTACACCAATATATAGCAATTTTTCAAATTTAGATAATCAAAACTCTATACAAAAAGAAATACAAATTGCTTATGATGATTTATTAAAAAATAATAAATTTCAAAATAACCCAGAATGGAATAGCCATTTAATAAGTGATCTAAATTTTAAAGATAATATAATTCAAAAATATAATATGACTATATTATCTAAATGTATAAAAGACCATGTACTTTCATATTTACAAGAATCTCAATCGCCTGTAGCAAAAGCAGAATTAAATTATAAAATAACAGCTTCGTGGATAACTGTAACAAAAAAGAATATGTATGCTAGAAGTCATACACATGGAGATGCTGACATATCAGGATGTTATTATTTTAAAACTAATACACAAGACGGTAGTATTTTTTTTAATAATCCTAATCAATTAATTATTAACTCTATGTGCTTTGGCCATATGGATCAAACAATATATTTTAAACCATCTTTAGGAAGATTTTTATTATTTCCTGGATGGTTACAACATGGAGTACAAACTAACACAACAGATGATGATAGAATTAGTCTATCATTTAATATACAATTTAGGAGATAATAAATGATAAAAGAAGTTATGTATCTAACAGAAAATGTAACATTAAAAGAACTTACAAAAAGTGAATCAGCTACACGATTCAATATATCGAATGAACCAAACGAAGATATAATTTTTAATTTACAAAGTTTAGCCGCTAACATATTACAACCAGTAAGAAATCATTTTGATAAACCTTTAATCATTACATCCGGTTATAGATCGCCTGAACTGTGTATCAAAATAGGTTCATCAGCATCGAGTCAACATACGAAAGGCCAGGCGGCGGATTTTGAGATAAATGGCATTGCTAATAAAGATTTAAGCGATTGGATTCACCAGAACTTAGACTACGATCAATTGATACTTGAATTTTGGAAACCAGAAGATCCTAATAGCGGATGGGTACACTGCTCGTATAAAGGTCAAGGATTAAATAGAAAGCAGTATTTAAGAGCCTTTACAGAAAACGGTAAGACGAAGTACGAACCAATGATTTAGGTTGACAAACGGCCTATATTATGATATATTATTAGAATATGACAAGAGAATTTAAGTTTATTAATTTAGACACAAGTGTATTACCAAATACAAAAGGCAAGAACATAAACGGCACCAGATTTTACGAGATAGATGGTAAATCTTATCCTTCAGTAACTTCTGTATTATCTTTACTTAAAAAAGAATCATTACAAGAATGGCGTAACAATGTTGGTGAGTCAGTTGCCAATTGGGAAATGGGTAGAGCTTCCAGACGAGGCAAGGCTATGCACACTTTGGTAGAACAGTATATGAAAAACCAAACGCCTTCAATACGTGATGTATTACCTTTAGGTTTATTTAAACTCATCAAACCATATGTAGATAAAATTGATAATGTCAGATTACTTGAAGCAATTATGTATAGTAAAAAACTTACACTTGCTGGTCAAGTAGATTGTGTAGCAGATTACAATGGCAAATTATCAGTGATAGATTTTAAATCTGCTAATAAAGAAAGAGAAGAAGGCTGGATTGAAAATTACTTCCTACAAACAACGGCTTATGCTATGATGTATGAAGAATTGTTTAATCAGAAGATAGAACAGATTGTTGTTTTATTGGCCTGTGAAGATGGTGTTGCTCAGTGTTTTATTAAAGACAAAGCCGACTACGAAAAGAAATTGATTGAATCAGTTGAGAATTTTTATACACAATTCAACAATAAGCAAAAACCTTAAATGCTTGACAATTAATCTAAAATCGTATATACTGTAAGTATCATTATTTTTCATAATGATTCTTTCTTCAACCTTATGTTGATGTTATAGGGGAGGGTGTAGACCAGTT